CATTTATAAAAAATTAATTATAATAATCAAAAAATTATTTTATATATTTTTTCAAATAAACATTATATTTACTGTTATTATTGCTTTTTTCTTTTAATAATTCATAACTTAATTTTTTTATTGCCATTTTTTTATCATTTTCACTCACTATTATTTTTATTTTTATTTTATGTATATTATTATTTGTTTCTACTATTTCCCATACTGACGAAATATGAATATCACAATCCATATTTTGAACAAAATTATTTAATATATAATTCATTTTATTGCTTCCAAAATCCATATTACTATATATTATATATCCTAATTTTATATTACTATTTACTCTATTTTCTCTATAACATCTAATAATATCTTCTGATAATGTATTGAAAATATCTTCTCTGTTAATATACATATTATTTTCTCTAAATATTACATCTCTAAAATTTATATCATCAAAAATATTTATATTTTGTATTCTTGCTCTTTTTAAATTATTATTATTTTCTAATTCTCCACTTGTTCTTATCATTATATCTATAATATTTTTATTAGTTTATATTTATTTAAATTTTCAAATTTTATCATAATAATATATATTTTTTCATAATAAAAAAAATTGAAAAATAAACAATATATAATATAAATAGTATATATATATATATAATAATGACTAGTTATGATCATATGTGTAATCAAGTAAGTGTATTTAACTATGTTTTTGGTGTTATAAACTATCAATATTCATCAAATACAATTAATAACAATACAAATCTAGTACATAAAGATAAATTTGTAAATAATAATAATAATAATGAATTTAATACAAATCAAATAAAACTACGATATTCTCTTATAGATGAAGAGGTAAAAGAGTTAATAAAAGCGTTTCAAGATAAAGATATAATTGAGATAATAGATGCTTTATGTGATATACTATATGTAGTATGTGGAGCAAAAGTGTATTTTAATCTATATAATAATAAGGTGAATACAAAAATAGCAAATTTAAGAAGAATAAATAATAAATATTATGTTAATAAAGAGGATTTTATAAATAATACGGTATTTGATGATTATATAAATAATGTGAATGGGATAAGATATCATACAGATATACTAAATAAAATAACAAAAAGTATACTAGAACAAAGTTTTAATGATGTATCAGAAGTGATAATGGATTATAATAATATATTAGATGAAATAAGTGTAAGAGTATTTGAGATAGCATATAAATTAAATGTGGATATAGTAAATAAATTTAGACTAGTACATGAATCAAATATGACAAAAGTGTGTATAAATGAACAAATAGCAAAAAAAACAGTAGAATGGTATAAAGAAAATGAAAATAGATATAAACAACCAGAATATAAGAAGGTGGAATGTGATGAAAGTGAATATTATGTGGTATATGATGGCGAAACTAAAAAAATATTAAAATCGATAGAATATAAACCAGTAAGAATATTTTAAAGAATAAAAATTTTTATAATAATTAATTATATAATGATATATTTAATTATAACATTTCTTATATTATATAGTTTATATGAATATAATAAATATAAACAAATAAAATCCATTTATTTATTATTATTATCATTATTATTTGGTGTTTATATTTATAATTTTAATAATATTGATAATTTTAATAATTTTAATAGTTATGAAAATTTTAATAATATAAATAACATAAATAACATAAATAATGAAATAATATTTGGTATTTTAGCAACAAATGATATAGTAAGAAAAGATAATATAAATGATAGTGGAACAAAAAATTTAGATGTTAAATATATAAAAATACAGGTTGAAGGAAAAATTGCAGTTGGATTAAAAGAAAGTAATGAATTATATATTACTGAAAATGTATTAGATGAAAAAATAATATGGAAATATATTCCAGGGGTATTTAAAGATTTTGCATTCAGTAAAAATAATATTTGCGTTTTAAATAACAATGGAATGATATTATGTTCAAGTAATTTAAAAGATTTAAAATTTAAAGAGTTGCCTGGAATATATAAAAATATTGCATTAGATAATAGAGTATTAATTGCAATTAATAATAGTAATGAAATATTTTATAGAGAAGATTATGAAATTTCAGAATGGAAAAAAATAAATGGAATATTAAATAGTGTTTCAATAGAAAATAATATATTATGTGGATTAAAAAATAATGAAATTTGGTTTTGTGCTAATTATAAAGATCCAGAATGGAAAAGATTAAATGGATTATATAAATATGTTTCTATAAAAAATAATAAATTTTTAGCAATAAATGAAAATAATGATTCATATTATAGTAATTATGATTCTGATATAAAAAATATTAATTGGATTAATATTAATTTAAAACTAAAATATTTTACAACTACTAAAAAAAATATTAATAATATTATTACTTTTAAAGATAGAGGTTTTGTTTGTAATATTAATGTTGGAACTATGCCTTTATTAATTAAAAATAATAGTGTTTCTTGTGCTTCATATGATGGTGTTAATTGCATAATTAATAAAGATATTGATACTTGTAATAAATTATTAAATAAAGTACCAGATAATGAATTATTAAATATACCGTGTGGAAGTAATAATAATTATGATAAATCGCATTTTTGTTCAAAAGCATATACAGAATACAAAATTAATGTTAATGAAGTAAAAGAAGATGATTATAGAAATAAAATAAGTGAAAGACTTAATGTTTTAAATAATAGAATTATTCCAAATACAATAAATTTAAATAATGCAAGAGGTATTGGTAAAATTGAAACTATTAGAAATAGAACATATTTAAATGATTTAATAAATGGTGGTGTTTTTAGATTACGAGTTAATATTCCTATTTTGGATCCATTTATTAAAGGTGTTAAATATCAAAAACAAAGTCCTAATTTTTTCTATATAGGAATTGAAAAATTAGAACCGAATTGTGAAATTAATGAAAATATAGAAGATAATAAATGTAAAACTGTATATATTGATAGAAAAGATTGTAGAAATAAATTATTAGCTGATAAATTAGAAAATAATTTTAGATTTGTTTTAATTCCTTCTATTTATGCTACAGATGAAAGTATGATACACGGTAAAAATATTGATTTTACAATGATATTTAAAAATGGTAAAAAATATCTTAAAAATGTTCAAACTGGTTTAATACCAAAATTATATTCTAATAATACCGTTAAAACTTTACACGGACTTATGATAAATAATCATCTTTCTAATTTAAATTCTCTTAAAAATGAATATTATAATATCTGTTCCAATAATAAAATTATTAAAGATAAAGATAATGTTAAAATTAATACTTCAGAACTTTCTAATCCTTCTAATTTTAATACTAACACTATTAATAATGATAACCTGCTTTTTAATAATAAAAATAATACTAATAATAATAATAATACTAATAATAATACTAATACTAAATCAAAAGAAGAATTAGAAGATAAATATATAACATGTGATATTAAATTAGATGATAAATTATATTTATTAACAAGTAAAAATGTAAATGATAGTACAGCAATAGATATAGATATAAATAAGAATGGAACAATAAATTTAATATTAAATAGATATAATGTATATGGAAATCCTGATAAAAGATATAATTTAACATTTGAAGAAGGAGATATTACGACAATGAAGAATATAGAAAAGGTAGTAAATAAGTTAGGTGTATTTTTAGTAAATTTAATTGGTTTTGAAGATATTAATAATAATAATAAAGGAAATAAAAATAATCAAAGATTAAATATTGTTATTGAAATGGTTAAATATTCTGATCAATATAAAAAGAAATATAGTATTAATAAATTATAATTTAATTATTTTTTTATTTATTCATTATATAATATAATGAATATATCATTTTTAAATATATATTTAATCATTATTGCTATATTGTTATTAACTATATATTATATAAGTTCTTCTACTTGTAATATTAATCTTAATAATGTTGTTTCTAGTGAAAATATTGAAAATTTTAATAATATAGAAAATTTTAATAATACTCCAACTTTACCAATTGATAAATTAAACATATTATCCAATAATATAGCAAATTATGCCTATAATCATGTATTTGATCAATTTGCTTCTCCAAATGGTTTAATTCCCGCAATAGTCCCATCTGACAGGAGACAGTTTGGAAGAACAAGAAGACATTTTCATTTTAAACCATCTGAATTAGGACTACGAGCAAGTGGAAATCACTTATTTAAAACCTATATTTTAAAAGCACCTGTTACTAGTGCTTCAATTAATTTAGATTCGTTTAAAAATGAAATTGTTAATTTTAATGATGTTAGATGCCATCGTTCTCCATCAAATTTAAATGCACATTGTGATGTTTTTACTAAACCAAATGATCATTTAAATAAAAATATACATCTTGGATATTTCCATAGTGGTGGTAGACCAGATCATGTAAAAGCAAATTATAATAAAATGCGTTTTCAATATACTCAAGAAAAATGTATGACTTCAACAGGTGATGAAACAGGATTACGTCAATCAAGAAATAAAACTCCACAATTTGCTTCACAATGTAAAGAATTATATAAGTTTGGAAAGTTACAAACATTAAGAGAAAATGGATTTAATAATCAAATTTTTATTGATCATAATGGTAAAAGAATTTTCTTCCCAGGTAGAGTTACTTTAAATACATGGGAATGTTTAAGTTTTGATGGTTCTACTTGTGTTTATAATACTTTTAATTTAAATAATAATGCAGAAAATCTTGCTAACGAATTCCTTAATATGTCTGCAACATTTAAAGTTATTAGTTTGAATAATTTTAATAGTAATTTTATTTTAGGTAAATTTATTAGAAATATGGCTATAAATAAAAGACTAATTAATTATATACCACCATCTGCACAAATATCATCTGGTAAAGGTAGTAATCCACAAACTAATACCAATTTGAATGCAAATAATACTAATATAGCACAAAATATAACATCATCAACAACTCCTGCAAATGTACAAGCAAATAATACTAATATAGCACAAAATGTAAGACCATCAACAACTCCTGCAACAAATGTACAAGCAAACAATACTAATATAGCACAAACACAAGCACAAGCACAAGCAAATGTATGGGGGATAAATAAAATGGAAAATGATGTGATGATAATGAGTAATTCGCCAGTATCATTTGGATTAAAAGTAAAAAAGCAGAATATATCTATAAATGATTTTAGAAATATAATTAAGGATGTAACATTTGATAGTAGACAAAATTACATGATTAAATTTGTAATAAGAGATAATAGAGATAATAGAAGAGGAATATTTGGAAACAAACAAAATCAAAATAATTTTGCAGATATATTAAGATTTACATTAGAGAGTAAAATGAATAAAGATGGACCGACTGAAATAGGTTCAAGATTACCGATAATATTATTAGCGCCATTAAGATTTAATCAAAGGATAATATCACCAAGAATAGCTACAACCAATAATTGGAATGTAAATTTATATCCACCAGAAAACAAGGCTATTAGATTTACACACAATGAGGGAATAATATTAGGAGAAATAAACAGGACAAATGAGCCAATAAAAATAGAAATAATATTAAATGGTTCAAAATCAATAATTAGAAGACAAGGAGTAAAAATATCAGAAATAGGTGGTATAGGACCAAGACCAGTGGGAAAAACTAGAGTATGGAATAGTGGAATGGTTGCAAATGGTATAATATCTGAATTTGAATTTGTAACAACAAATAGCGAAGTATTAGAAACGAGTAATTATGATGATTTCTTTGTGGAATTAGATAAAAATCAATGTCCGACAAGAGGAATAATTAAGACTTCACCGAAAGCAAAAGAATGTATAGATAATTTATGGAAGAGTAAAGGATGTATAACAAAACCAGATTTTAATAGAAATTGGTGGAATGATAGAACAACACAAGAAGTAGATAATGATATGAAACAATGGGCAACATTAACAAGTGAAAATCATAGAAATAATTGTTATACTACGGATAGAGCGAAGTGGCCTGGATTTGTAATACAAAATATAACATTAAGTTCAACACCTAATAAAGATTTATCAAAGAGAGATTTAACTTGGAGTATTGCAACAAATCCACATTATTTCAAAGTATTTTTATATAAAAATAATAGTGGAACAACAGAATGGGGTTATTTAGGTTTATGGGTTGCAGGTGCTTCCAGAAATTTAACATTAGAAAGATTAACAACTGCAAATTACAAAGTTGAAGTTAAAGGTTATAATGCTTCAAATAGTGTAATATCAAGCGGAACATTAACATTTTCACATAGTTTAACAGGTGCGCCACCAGTAAGTACTGCACAAATAAATAATAAAATAAATCAACCATTTGTTACTTTTATAGGATGTTTTAAAGATAATCAACAACGAATGATACCACAAAAAATTGGCAAAGTTAAAAATCTTCAAGAAGCAACTGCCGAAGTTATTAAAAGAAAGAAAAAAGTATTTGGTTTACAATATAACGGTGAATTATGGGTAGGTGATGATATTAATAGAGCAAAATTATTAGGACCAGCTACTAATTGTGGTGAACTTGGTGGTGTTTTTAGTAATAGAGTTTATAGTGTTGTATATCCTGAAGACGATGGAATATCTTATATAACTGCCGGTGATTTTACATTAGATGATAAAAATCCACCAACATTAAGAGATTCTGTAAGTTATATGTATTTAATAAAGAAACCAATAAGATTAGAAGATAGAAAGCGTGGAATGATAACTGGAATTACTTTTGCATCACTAAATAATGATCCAAATATAATACCATTATTATTTGAAGGTGTTAATGAATCACAAAATAATTATAAATTAGTAGGTATTGGTTCAAAAATATGTAATAATTGTGTAGAAGATAATATTGAATCTTTTAATATGATTGAAAATTATGAAAATACAGATGAAGAATCAGAAAATTATGAAAATACAGATGAAGAATCAGAAAATTATGAAAATACAGATGAAGAATCAGAAAATTATGAAA